GTTCGGCAGGCGCCCGCGTTTCACAGTGGCAGACGCGATAACGAGCCGAATTGCTTGGCTTTCGCGCGCGCGCGCGGTATACTACAGTAGCGGTAACGAGGTACGCACGATGCAAATCGACCTCTCCCTGGTGGCTCCTCCGTCTCCCGCTGGCGCCAAGCGCGCCTATCCGCGCGCCGTCAGAACGAGCCAAAGCGCCCCGACGTTTGCTGCGGGCGCCGCCGCGTCTCGGTGCGCCGACGTGATCGGAGACGTGTCGCGCGAAATGAATCTGCACGCAGTAAGCGTCGGCGAGTGGTCGCTGCACGACGTCATCGCGCACCTTGCCTCGCAGATCGCGCCCTGCACTCTGCACCTGGCGACGTGGTCTATCAGCGAGGACGGGTTCCGCGCCCTGCTGCGTGAGCGCGACGAGGGCCGCGTGACCGCCATCCGCGCTCTGTTCGACTGGCGCGTCAAGGTCCGCAACCCAAGCACAGTCCAACTTGCCCGTGCGCAGTGCGACTCGGTGCGCGTTGCCTCGTGCCACGCCAAGGCTGCGCTGCTGCGTTCCGACGACTACGCGCTGTCGGTGCTGACCAGTGCTAACCTGACCGGCAACCCGCGCATCGAGATCTACAACATCGTCGATGCGCTGCCTGTGTGGAACTTCCACAGCCAGTGGATCGAACAGGAGATCGCCAATGGCGTCGACATCCGAGAAGCGACCCAGGGGAAGGCCCGTAGGTGGTAGCCAGTCGGCGGTCGCCGCGACTGTCGAAGAGTGGGCGGAACTCCAGTTCGGCGTCGAGGACATCGCGTTCCAAATCGGCATCAAGAGCGACGTGCTCGAACGATATATCGCGGACGAAACGCACCCATACGGCGTAGCGTTCCGGCGCGGACGCCTGCGCGCCGAGGCAGTTGTCGCCAAGAGCCTTTACACTCTTGCGCAACAAGGCAGTAGCCCTGCGCAAAGGCAGTTTCTTGACCGCGTAGCCGACAGGCAAGCCGTAGGCGGGGAGCGTCTGGCCAGTATGGTAGAGTCGGAAAAAAGAAAAGCGGCAGCTGCTGCTGACATAAAAGCGCTAGAAGCGGAAAAACTACGCGGGGAACTTGTAGACCTTGAAACCGCATCCAATGCGTCCGCGGCGCTTGGCCGCGAGTTCAAGGCTGCGGCGCAAAGCATGGTCTCGCGCCTGGCCGGCATCGCCATGACCACCCTGCGCGGCGACCCCTCGCGGCAGCCGGAACTTCAGGGGGCCATCGCCAAAGAGATCGAGGCGACGCTGCACGCGCTGGCCGACAAGGGGGAGACGGTCCTGACCGTGGCCGAGTGGGCCGAGCAGCGGCGCTACCTGTCGCGCGCCGAGAGCCCACGCCCGGGGCGATGGCGCAATGACGCGGTGCCGTTCGCCGTCGAGCCGATGGAGTACATGAGCCCCTACTGCCCGACGCAGCTCTGCGTCTTCAAGGCACCCGTCCAGGTGGTCAAGACCGAGATCGCGTTGAACGTCGCCCTGCACGCCCTGGACGTGGCGCCCAGGCGCGTCATCATCGCGGAGCCACGTATCGACGACGTCAAGAAGGTCTCGAAGCGGGTCAACCTCGCGCTGGCCGCCGACTGCTTCAAGGGCCGCGTGAGCGATCCGAAAAGCCGCGACGGCGGGCTCACCATCCAGATCAAGGAGGTGGACGGCGTCGAACTCCACCTGGTCAACACGGGCAGCGCAGCGGCGGTGTCCGGCACCCCGGCCGGCCTGCTGCTCTGCGACGAGGTGGACCGCTGGGACTATCAGCTCGGCGACGAGGGAGACCCCTTCGAGATCCTGCTGGGGCGAATGAGTGCATGGGGGCCGTCGGGCAAGTGCTACGTGGCCTCGACCCCCGTCCGCATGAACGGCCGCACCGAGACGCTGTGGCGCCGCGGCAGTCAGGGCAAGTGGCACCTGCCTTGCCCGCACTGCGGCGAGATGCAGCCCTACCAGACGCAGCACGACGACGGGCGCTACGGGCTTTGCTGGGAAGGCGACCCCGACGACCCGGCGAACTTCAACGCCTGGTACGAGTGCCGGGCCTGCGGGAATCGCGTCGACGAGTACCACAAGGCGGACATCTTCGCGCACGGTCGCTACGTCCACGCGCACCCGGAGCGTCTGGCCACGCACGCAAGTTGGACGATGGAGGCGCTGTCCGCGCCCATCGGGTCCGTGACCTGGAAGGACCTGGCGGCGCAGTTGGCCCGGGCGCTGCGGAGTGCAAAGCGCGGCGACACCCGCGCGCTTCAGGCGTACCGCAACCTGCGGCAGGCGCAGGGCTGGGAAGACCTGGGCGAGACCGTCAGCGCCGAAGGGCTGGAGAACCGCGTCGAGCCGCAGTGGCACGAACTGCCGGCGCGTGTCCGCTACCTGACAGCCGGCGTCGACACGCACGACGACCGACTGGACGTGAGCGTCTACGGATGGGGCCCCGGCATGGAGGCGTGGCTTGTGGCCCACCTGCTGATTCACGGCGACCCGATGCACCCGGACACGATGCGCCAGCTCGACGACGCGATTCTGACCCCGTCGTGGCTGCGAGAGGACGGCGGGCGCCTGCGGGTGACGAGCGCTTGCTGCGACGCCGGCGGGCACCGAACACAGGCCGTGCTGGAGTACGCGGCCAAGCGCGCGCGCCAGGGCGTCGTCGCCATCCGCGGCGTCACCCACCACGGGGCCCCTGTCTGGCAGCCGAAGGCCAGCCAGTCAAAGAGGTTCAAGACGGCCGGCCGCTTCTTTCTCGTGGGCCGCACCGACAGCGCCGACCGCATCATGGCCATGATCCGCACCCGCGAGCCGGGGCCGAACTACCTGCACGTCGGGGAGGGCACGCCCGCGCACTGGTTCAGCGAGATGACCGCGCAGCGGCGCGTGCGGTCGGTGGCGCAGACCGGCAGACGGAAGGGACAGGAGGAGTGGCACTACGAGCCCGAGTCAATCGGAGCGCCTGACCACGCCTGGGACTGCGCGCGCTACGCCCTGGCGGCGATGCACCGGCTCCTGTCGCGCGGGCAGAAACTCGGCAAGTACGAGGCGCCGGCTGACGCTGGCGCGGACACGACGGACGCCGCGCCGACGCCGCGCCCGGTGCGCGAGCCTGTGCGCACGGAACCGGAGCAGGTTGACACGCCGGTGGAAACGGGGCACCCTACGGGGGGCGATACAGTGCGCCGCCGACGCCCCAAGCGCCGCTCGATATCGGCCGAGGACTGGTGGCGCGCGCAGAGGTAGCATGGCGACCCCCGAGCAGATCCAAGACCGCATCGACGCCATCGACGAGGCCATCGGATCCGGCGTGCTGACCGTGACGCACAACGGCAAGACGATGACCTACCGGAGCATCGACGAACTGCGCCGCGCCCGTGCCGCGCTCGTCTCGCAGCTCGCCGGCGGGAAGCAGCGTTACACCTACCTGCGGCTGGAGGGCCGGTGATGGCAGTCCGTGACTGGTTCCGCCGCGAGCCGCAGAAACAGGCGCGCGCCAAGCGCGTCATCGTCCGCCCGCAGTCGCCGGCTACCTTCGGCTACGACGCGGCGAACCGTCCCTATTGGGACGCCAGCAGCAGCACCTGGACCTCGACGGGTCCGAACGCCTCCAGCCTGGGCGCGATGGCGACGCTCCGCGACCGAGCGTCGAACCTCGTCTACAACAACCCGCACGCCCGCAGCGCGGTCAACCGCCTGGTGGACACGACCATCGGCACGGGGTTGACCCCGCGCTTCGGTCGCTGGGAGCAGCGTGACGGCGGGCGCGTCTTCGTCGACGACCCGCGCGCCAACGAGTTGTTCGTGGCGTGGGCCAAGGTCTGCTTTGTGACGTCCGACCTGGACTGGTGGGGCATCCAAGACCCCATCGTGCGGTCGTGGCGCACCCGCGGCGAGGCGCTGGCCCGCCGCCGCTGGCGCAGGCCGACCGACCCGCTGCCCGTTCCCGTGCAGATCGAGATCATGGAGGGCGACCACCTGGACGTCAGCGTGACGCAGCAGTCACGCGCGGGCGGTGTCGTCGTGGCCGGCGTGGACCACGACGCCATCGGGCGCCGCTCCGGGTACTACGTGCTGCGCTCGCACCCCGCAGACCACGGCTACCTGTTCGCCATGCGCGACAGCCTGGAGACGATCTACGTCCCGGCGGCAGACTTGGCGCACTTATACACCATGGAGCGCCCCGGGCAGGTGCGCGGCGTGACCCACCTGGCCGCCATCATCGAGGCGCTGCGCGAGGTTGGCGACATTCGCCAAGCCAAGCGGCTGAAACTCCAGGCCGAGTCGTCCATCGTCGGAGCCAAGGAGTACCTGGAGGAAGACGACGGCAACGCCTACGAGGATGACGACGACGCGGAAGACGCGCCGAACGACGACCCCATCACGCGGATCGGGCCGCTCGCCCAGGTCAACCTCGCCCCCGGCGAAAAGCTGACGTTCGCGCAGCAGACCTCCAGCCCGGACTATGACGCGATTCTGACGAGCGAGGACCGGCGGATCGCGGTCGGGGCTGACGTGTCCTATGAGCTGCTGGCAGGCGACCTGCGCCAGGCGAACTACTCCAGCCTGCGCGCCGCGTCCGCCAGCCACAACCTGGCCCGCGCCAAGGAACGCGAGAACATCCTTCAACCGATGATGCTGGACCGGATGGTCCAGTGGTTCGTGGACGCCGCGGCGCTGTCGGGCAAGCTGAACCCCGCGGGGCTGGTCTGGCAGTGGAGCCGGCCGCGCGTCGGCGGTATCGACAAAGAGCAGTGCGAGATCGACGACAAGAACCTGGCCAACGGCACCGTCTCCGAGATCGAGGTCATCAGCGCCCGCGGCGACGACTGGCGCAAGGTGCTGGCCGAGCGCTCGCAGTACCGTGAGGAGGCCCGCCGCCTGGGCCTGTCCGACGCCGACGCCGCTTCCGCCGCCCGAGGCAACCCGCCCGCCTAGTGCCATTCTGGCACGGTCGTTCGTGCCACTCTGACAAATCGTATTGACAAGCCGTGCCATCCTGGCAATGCTGAGCCAGGGAGGTACGAATGGCCAAGCGCAAGCCCGCCCGACGGCAGCCGGAGAACATGGAGCAGGCGCAGAGCGACCTGCGCCGTTTCTCCGCGGCTCTGGCCCCGGAGACGCTGACGGACGACGGCGTGATGCACGCCCGCCTGTACGCCGGCGAGGCCGTGCCGCGTCACCAGTACTTCAACCCGGCCGGCAACGACAAGCCCTGGACCGTGCGATTCGACTTGTCCGAGGGCGCTGCCGACATGACCCGCCTGGACCGCGGCGTGTCGGTGACCGCCGGGCATACCGGATTCTCAGACGTGCAGTCCGTCGTCGGCCGCACGGTCGCCGGGACCGCAGTCGTGACCGCAGACGGGCTCGACGCCGACATCGCCCTGGCGGCTGAGTCTGACGTCCACCCGGACCTGCTGTCCGTGGCGCGCCAGCTTCGCAGCGGCGTACTGCGCGACCTGTCGGTCGACATCCTGGACTGGACCCTGGAGCGCCGCGAGGAAGAAGACACCGCGACGCATCAAGCTTACGTGGCCACGCGCTGGGAGGTCGGCGCGTTGTCGGTCGTGACCGCTGGCGCCAGTGCCGGCGCTCACACGTTCGCCCCGGACACCGGCAGCGAGCCGGACACAGAGGAGAATCACATGCTCACCGAGAAGACCCCGGAGCAGCTCGCCGCCGAGAAGCAGGCCGCGCTGGAGGCCCAGAAGGCCGCGAAGAAGGCCGAGCGCGAGCGCATCGCCGCGATCAACGCCCTGGCAGCGTCGAAGCCGCTGGCTTCGTTCGCCGGCACCCCCGCGCTGGTCGAGAAGGCCGTCGCGGAGGAGATGACCCTGGACGCCTTCCGCGCCGCCGCCTTCGAGGCGCTGGCCGCGGCCCCGGGGCAAGAAGACATCCACACGCAGGTGAGGCCCGAGATGCAGGTCACCGACCGCGGCGCCGACAACAAGCTGGCCGCCATCCGCGACGCCCTGGAGTTCCAGGCCGGCCTCGCCAAGGAGCTGCCCGAGCGCGCGCGCCACCTGCGCTTCGCGAGCCTGAAGGACCTGGCGGCCGAGCGCCTGAGTCTGGGCGGGCACCGCACCGCCGGGATGAGCGACGCCGACATCATGGCCCGCATCTTCGCGCCGGCCGGCCACACGTCCAGCGACTTCCCCCTGCTGCTCGCGAACGTCGCCAACAAGCGACTGCTCGCGGCCTTCATGGAAGACCCCGACTACCGCTGGTACGAGCGGATCGGGACGCGGCAGGACTTCAGCGACTACCGGACGCACTACTACAACAAGATGACCTCGGCGCCGGTCGCCCCGACCGTGCTGGAGGGCGCGGACTACGAGTCCGTCACGATCGGCGAGAGCCGCGAGTCGGCCACTCTGGTCAAGAAGGGCTACGAGTTCCAGCTGACCAAGGAGATGGTCGCGAACGACGACATGGGCGGATTCATGCGGCAGCCGGCCGAACTCGGCCGCGCCCTGGCCCGCACGGCGTCGGCCGTGGCCCTGACCGCCTTCACCTCGCAGACCATGGGCGACGGCAAGGCGCTGTACCACACCGACCACGCCAACCTCTGCACCTCGGGCACCGTCCCCACGGCGGCGACGCTGAACGAGATCGAGGACAAGATGCGCGCGGCCGTCGACGGCACCGTCGGCGTCGGCATGGGCACCCGCTACCTGGTGGCGCCCCCGACCCTGCGCACGACCATCGAGCAGCTGCTGGACCCCCGCCTCCAGATCGCGACGGCGGCCGACATCTGCGTGCTGCCCGTGACGCCCGACAACCGGATCTACCCGCCCAACCTGAGCGGGACGGCGTACTACGGCGTCGCCGGCGACCCGAGCGCCTTCGAGTTCGGCTTCCTCCGCGGCGAGGGTGGACCGATGGTCACGGAGTACGTGGAGCCGAAGCGCGACGCGATGCTCTACCACGCCACGATGAGCTTCGCGGCGGTGGTGCTGCGCTACCAGCGCTTCGTCAAGCACCCCGGCGCGTAGCCTGCTGACTGACGGGGCCCCTTCGGGGGCCCCTGACACACCCGACGGAGGCGACCCATGAAGAACTGCTCCAACTCCGACACCGTGACGCGCACCGCCCCCGTGGGTGGCGTCGTCGCAGACACCGGCTACGTGATCGGCTCCGAGTTCCTGGTGGCCGTCAGCGACGCCGACGCCGGCGCCGATGCCGTGTTCGTGCGCGCCAACTGCAAGTGCCGCCTAGCCGCGAAGTCGGGCGACACCTTCACCGCCGGCGCCAAGGCGTACTTCAACTCGACGTCCGGCGAGATCGAGGCCGCAGACAGCGCGACCAACTACGAGGTGGGCACGGCGGACGGCGCGTCCTCGGGCGGCTACGTGTGGGTCATCCTGCACGGCGAGCCGGTGGCGGCGGGCGGCAAGGACCTGGACGGCAAGGCCGACAAGGTGGCGCCGGCCGCGGCGCACAACCTGGCCGGCCTGACCGCGGGCGGCAACCTGGAAGACAGCACCATCGCCCCTGACAACGTCGTAACGATGGCCGCGGCCTCGACTGTGGCCGACGAGATCCTGACCGGCGATGGCAGCGCGAAGACCGCGACCGGCAGCACGGTGACGATCTCGGACCTGACCACCGCGACCGGCGTGGTCCAGACCAACCTGGACCTGTTCGCCTACCGGCAGGCCATGCCGACCGGGCCGCTGACGGACGCGGGAACGAACGCCATCAGCGTGGACATCGACATCAAGAACGTGAGCGACGCCAACGTGGGCGCGCAGAAGCGCGTCTGGTACTGGTTCAGCGACGACGCGACGGGCGCCCTGACGGCCTCCCCGCCCGACCAGG